CCCTCGAGCATCCCGTTCATGGCCTGTAGCGCGGCAATAGAGCCGCCGCGACCCATGATGCCGCCGACCGCCGTCATCAGCATGAGCAGAGGCGTGTTCTGACGGAAATACGATGCTTGGGTGCCAATGTCCGGCACGTTCTGGAGCTGCTGCTGATAGCGCTTGGCGGCTTGGACTTGCTCTTGCAGCACCGGCTGCTGGGCTTCCATAGCCTTCTTTTCAGCCCCATAGCCCTCGCGCTGTTGCTCGATGTCGGTCTGATACTGACCCTGCAAGCGCTGCCCTTGCGGCGTTTGTTCGTATGCGCCCAACGCTTCGGTTGCACGACCGATCAATGGATCGGTGGGCGTCAGCGCTGCGCCGAGAGTCTGCGTGTTTGTATCTTCGTCGGCCATGATTAAACCTTAAAATTGAATGTCAGGCATGGACGCGCTGAGGTCAATGTTGCCGACATCGAGCGCAGGAGTGTCGAAGGTCGGCGCAGGCACGTCAAGGTAGCTGATCCCCATTGTTGATGTGTCGCCAGGGCCACCCGTTTCTGAGGCAAATCTGTTGAGGTAATTGCTCATATCGCCCGATTGACCGGCCAAACCCAACTTGTAGAGCGCGTTTTGCAGACTGCCGCCCGATCCTTGCGCCGCGCCGATCGTCGTCGCTTTCGTGATGTTGCCCAACAAACTGCCCACGGCACCGCCCACGGCTTGGTTGCCGGTGATGCTCGCCTGCAAGCGCTGAAGCGCTGCGGTGTCGGTGATGCCGAGCGCCTCAATCGCGTTGGAGAAGTCCTGCTGGATTGTCTTGTTTGTGAAGTCGTTGGCAGCGGTGTACAGCGCCATCGACTCATTTTGCTCAGTGAACCCAAACTGAGCTAATTCTTGGCTGATCTTGAGGTTGCTTTGCAATATCTGACCCTTGGCGATGGACGCTTGCTGGCGAATTTGCGCCTCGATCTGTGCCATCGCCGAAGAATCGACGTTTGCGCCCATCGACGCCCGTGCCTGAGCAATAGCGGCAGCGGTCTGGTTATCTAACTGCTGCTGCTGCCACTCGGGCAGCTGACCCTGCTCGTACTGCTGCAAGCCCTGCGCGCCTGCGGCCAAATACGGCTGTGCTTGTTGCCCCAAAGTGGCCGCTTGTTGCCGCAACGTGTCTACCGTGGCCTGCTGCGGCTGCGTCAGTTGGCTTCCAAGCGCCTGTCCAAGGTAGGTTTGACCGGCTTTTCCAAGCACATCAGAGGTCTTTCCAAGCGCTCCGGTGGTCTGTCCAACGTCTTGCATCCCCTTGACGCCCTGATAACCGGCCATTGCGCTTGCCGCGAGCGGTGCCAGAGCGCTGGCGAGCGTTCCGCTGCTTGTGTCGGTGCTTGAGGGCGCAGTCGATGCTGATCGCGCTGACGAACCGAGACCGAGGTTGAACGACGACCCATAATTCGGCGACAGCGCGCCAGACAGGTCTTTCGTGGGTATGTTGTACCCGCTTGGTGTATCAGCCATACGCTCCACCCTGCTGCTGCATCAACGCAGCCAGTAATTTTTTCAGTTTTTCCTGATCTTGGAAGTAGCCTTCGTCATCGGACGAGGCAACGTCGCCGCCACCCGCGCGGTATCCTACCCCATAGTAAGGCACGGAGGGATATGTTATAGGCGTATCCCGAATCGACGGGAAGTTTGTTGCCTTATACGGATCAAACGACTGATTTGGCGCGGGTTTCGTCACGCTCGGCGTTGTTTGTGCGCCGATCCCGCCGCCCGTCGTGCGGAAATTCGGCACCTTGCCGCCGCCCAATATTTGGCTGACGGCGATTGAACCCGCCGCGCTGCCCAGCGCTTGGCCCACGTCAAATTTGTTGCCGCCAGTTCCCATGATGTCCGACAGCGCGCTACCAGCGAGCGACGAAATGCCGCCAGTGAAGCCAGAGCGCAGCGGATCGCCGCCCATGATGGCCGCTGTACCGGCCCCGGCCACGGCTGCATTGACCGCCTTGATGCCAGTGCTGCCTAGCGCATCCAGAGCGCCGCTACCGGCTTCAAACGCGCCAAGCCCACCTGTGATGGTACCGCCGATAAAGCCGCGCTCGAAGCCTTTGAGGGGATCGCCGCCCATGACCGCGCTCATGGCCGCGTTGATGCCGCCCTGCTTGAGGGCGTTCATGCCAATTTTTTGCAACGTCGAGCTGCCGTAATTGGCGGTAGGCATTGAACTGCCTGACGCTCCGGTCAAGTCAATAGCACCCGCAGTAACCGTTGCACCGGCGCTGAGCGCCGCAGCCGCTTCCGCGCTAAGACCGCCTGCCGCCTGAGCAGTTACAACAATTTCCTCAAGCGTTCCCGCCGCCGTTGCGGCAGCGCCGCCTGCACCTGCAACGGCGGTACTTGTGGCAACAGCAGCCTCACCCGCAGCGGCGGTGGACGCGGCCACTCCTGGCACGGTCGTAGCGGCGGCGGCACTTCCCGCGCCTGCAAACGCAGCGCCGCCTGCATAAATGGTGGCCGCCGCCACCAGAAACGGCATGATCTCATCAAACGCTTTTTCAAAACCTTGGGGAGCGCGAGGGTTGTACCACTTGCCATTTTGATCTTTTGCCAAATAGCCGTTGGCAATGTCATCCAACATTTGTCCTGTCAAACCAGGAATGACGTTCGCAGTTCCCGGCGCGACGGGAGTCATGTCCCCCGGAGACAGTTTGTCGCCTTTGCCCATGCCCCCAGAAACGCTAGGCGTTTGCTTAGGATACGACGAGCTGGTCACGCCCGACAGCGGCGGCACCTTGTACGACGAATCTACGCCGCTGCCGCCGCTTGACTGCGTGACGCTTTGGCCGCTGACCTTATCAAGTGGCATTGCTGATCCCCAAGCTCACATCAACGTGCGAGTGAAGGTCATTGTGCATCTGATGCCACACCTGAAAGTTCTGCGCGTTGTCCCATTCCATCTCAAGCAGCTGCGTGGACGTAGTTTCGTCGGGTGCAAAATACCGCAGCATTGCAGCGTGGTAGGTCATGTGACGCTGAAACCAGTCAGAGTTCAGATGCTCGGTCAGTCCTGCGTAGGGCAGCGCCACACCTTGAGCGCCGATGGCGCGCATTTCAATCCGATGGCGCTGATCGTGCGCGAACATCCACGGCTTGAGGCCGCGATCGTCGCCAAAAATCAGATCGCCAAACGGAGTCAAAATCACGGTTTGTCCACCTTATCGTCCAATCTGTCGAAAATCTTGCCAAGCATGGTTTTAAGTTCGGCAATGTCGGCGCGGTAATCGTCACGCTGCACGAAATCTTGATACAGGATGTTGCGGAACTCCTGCATATCTTCTTCGAGGTGATCCATCTTTTCGAACAAACGCAGGCAGTTCCAACCAACGATGGTCAGAACAAGCGTCAACATTCCCATCGCTATTTCGTGCCAATCCATCTCAGCCTCATGTGTAATAGAACGTAATCTGCCCTCGGCCTCCTGCCAAAGATGCACCGTCGCTGCCCCCCACCGCGCCCGTACTACCACCTCCAGGTGGATTGCCTGCGACTGACCCTGATATGTATGTTGCCGTGCCGCCGCCGTTAGGTGAAGCACCGCCTGTGCCGCCGACGTTGGGCGATCCATTTCCGCCGCTAAAGCCTTGCGTGTTGGTGTCACCGCCCGTGGCCGTGCCGCCCGTGCCGGGAGACGATGCGCCCGTGGCTTTGTTGCCACCGTTGGCCGTGCAGGATACCGCGCCGCCTGACACCGTACCGCTCACCGTCGTTGGGTTGCCGTTGTTGCCCGACGTAAAGCCGGTCGTGGCAGAGGTGACGCCCAGACCGCCTGCGCCCACGGAGTAGGTGAACGTGTTGCCGCCCGTCACGGCAATAGATTTCTGAAAGTAACCGCCGCCGCCGCCACCCGCGCCGCCATTCCCAGAGTTTTGACCCGTGATGCCTCCCGATCCGCCGCCGCCCCACCCCGTCATGACCACGTTCATGGCTCCGACTGGAACCGTCTCCGTAGCGCTCGTTCCGGTCGTGTAGGTGCGCGTTACAGGCGCAAACCCGCTGTTACCGCCACCAGTAGCCAACAAAATGCCGCTCACGTTAAACCCGCACCGGAAACTACAAACGTATTGGCTGAGACACACATGACGCTACAAACGCCGCGCTGCGCCAACGTGCGGTTGCCGGTCGTCGCCGTACCCGCGAAGTACATGGTCACGCCCGCACCCTGCGTGATGGTCTGGCTGCTGCCCGAGGCGTTGTAGACCATGAAAACATCGTTCTGGCTGAACACGCCCGTGTTGACTGTGACGCCGCCCGTCGAGATGTTGATGCACTTGCCAACGTCCGTAGCCAATGCGACGTATGCCGCCGTCTGGACGTTTTGCGGAATGTTCAGATAGCCCGCCGTGTAGCCTAGCGCCGCGTTGATCTGAGACGCTGTGACCGAGGTGGCCTGAGTTTGTAATTGGAACTGCGTACCGTCAAAGAAGAACGGGTATACGCCGCCCGAGACGAGCTGCCCTGACCCGAGCGCCCCCAACGACGAGGACAGCACGTTGACCGTCCCAAGGCCGTTCACGTTGATCGTGGTCGCGCCCGTATTGCTGTTGGCAACCTTGACAAGCAAAGTCGTACCCGCCGTGTAGGTGAACACCGTGGGCGCTGGAACCGTCACCACAAGCGAGTTAGCCGAGCCAGACGTATCTTGGTAATAGTTACTGTACGTCAGCGTGTTGTTGACCGAATTAACAACGGCTGTGAAATCAGCGTCCAACTGCGACAGCGGGATCGGACCCGATTGGTTTTGGAACTGATTGGGGATGACGAGCGAGCCAGCCATGATTACCACCGCTTCCTGTAGGTGAAGTCCATTGCGTTGGACGAGATGGCATACGGTGTTCCTGCCGTGGCAGTACCCGTCAAGCCGATGTATTTCTGATACCCGCCGCGACCGTCACCAAAGAACAGCAAGTACGTTCCCGAGTACCACGCTACGGTCAGGCTGCTGTTGTTCTTCCATTGGACGGTCTGGCCGACGTTATTTGACCAGGCAATCGACGCCGACGATGCGGTCGGGTAGACCTGAGTCGAGTTTTGCGGGGTGTCGAGCGTCAGGGTGAACGACGACCCAAGACCTGTGCTTGATGTCACTTCGAAGCCCGAGCGGAACACTTCCTTGTCGGACAGCGCATCTTCCATCGCCCACAGCGCGGTTTTCCAGCTCGCCGCCGGAGAAATGCTGGTGTTGGCAAACAAACGGTAGAGTTTGTTGTTGATGAGCGCGAACAGGCTCGGCACGTTGGTGTTCGTGCCACCCATGCCCGAACCGACGAACGTGCAGCCCGTCGGCGGTTGGTAGAACCACCACTTGCGGTCGAAGAAACACGCCAACACTATGCGCGTTCCGAACACAGGATCGTTCAGCTGCTTGATGAGGAAGCACGACTGCGCGATGTTCCACACCTGCGTCGTGCCGCCCGAGATCGTCCAAGAAGGATCAAGGTACTGTATCGTGCCGTCAATTTGCTCGCTGACGCGCTCCGCCGTGACGCCTTGAAGCGCCCACAAGCCATACGGATTAGAAAAATACAGGCGACGATCAAGAGCAAACACAGACATTTGCTGGTCGCTGCCAATGAGCGCCTGCACGTTGACGATCGAGAAAACCGGCGAAACCGCACCGCTAGGTACATATACATCCGAGATGACGAACACCGATGACTTGGTGAACAGGTACAGATACCCGTTGGCCGACAGCAGGCGCGTGACCTGACCACGGAACTGTGGATCGGTCAGCAGTTGGATCAGCGCGCCGCCGGACAAGTCCCAACCAGAGTCGCTTGTGCTGAACGTAAGCGTGACGGGGTAGGTGAAGTAGTAGACGCTGCCCGCAACGTGATTGGCCGTTGCTGTGATAGTCATGGGAACGGTTGTGCTTCCCGGCACATATCCTGCTGACACAGCCACGCCAGCAGGAAGTCCTGCGCCCGCAGCGGTTGAATAGATCAGAGACCCAATCTTGATGCCCGTTGCTGACCCAACAGTCATCTGCCCGTCGCCAGCGTTGAACGATGCGGTTGTCGCCGCTGTCTCTGTTGGCGCTTTTGCGGTCGTCGCGTTGTTCAGCGTGATGACGCCCGTCGTGGAATCAATCGTGCTGACCGTCGTGCTAGCCGGGATGCCCGTGCCTGTGACGGTGCTGCCGACGATGACGTTACCCAACGCAGACTGCAACGCAGACGGATTGACCACGTTGATCGTGGTAGACCCACTCAGGAAGTTTGCCGTTGTGCTAACAGCAGTTCCTGCACTTGAGTTGTACTGATTTGGATTGCTGACGTACAACACACGGTTGGAGTACAGCCAGACGTAGCCGTTGTAGACCGCGATGTCGGGGCTGACCAACGGACTCGCGGGCAGGATGCCTTTGTTTGTTCCGGTGTTGATCTGCGTGAATGTGCTGCCGTCCCAAGCGTAGTAACCGTTGGTGTCAACAATCAGGACTGCTTGGTTCTTCCATTGATCCATTTTGCTGCCAGAACCGGACAGCGTTCCCGCCGCAGCAATCGTGGTCGCCGTACCCGTCGCAATTGCGTATGCCTGGACTGCGCCGTTTGTGCCGAAACAGATCAGGTAGTCCAGATTGTTGATGTTGGCGTACTGGAACCGATAGATGGTCGTGCCAACAAAGTCTCGCAGCATCGAGGACACATCAGGAACCGCATGAAGATTCGCGTGACCGATGGGGATCAGGTTGACGAGATCGTAGAACGACGATTCGGGAATCGCCGTGCGGTCGTTCTTGGTGTTGACGCCTTCGAACTCACGAAAGATTTTCGTGGTTGTTTGGCGTTCCGATTTCTCCGCTGTCTCTTTGACCGGGGCTGGCATGACAACCCCTTACTTTGAATACGGTTCAGGTATCGTCCGAACAGACCACGCCTTTGTCTCCATTGCGATGTTCTGCTCGTACATCTGCTTGAACAGATTGGCCTCGCCCATCGACTGTTCGCGGAACTTGGCGAGGTACGCAGCGTAATACTTGACCGCGCTCGACCACGGCTCGGTGATCGGCTCGGGCGTCGCATCGGAAGTCAGCGGCGGCGGCAGCAGGGACAAATCCCAGTCGCTGACGTAATTCTGGTCTGGGATCGGGCCGACAAACACGTTTGTGATTCCGACGCGAGAATAACAAACAGGCCGCGACTGCATCGTCTGCCAATATCTGAACTGCACATCAAACCGTGTCCACGGCAAGTACGCGAGTTTGATTCGCGAGTTGCCCCAGTAGATGTTGATGCCCATGATGTCCACAATCGTGTAGCCCGCAAGACTCGTGGGCAACGCCGCTTGGATGGATGGGAGAGGATACTGTTCCTGGCCGACGGCAAGCGTCAGACCAGTCGCCTGTTGGCGGAGACAGCGCGTATCCTTGCAGAGCCGATTACGCGCTTCGTTGATGTAATCGGTCAGTTCAGCCGTTGACCAATACTGCGCGTTCGAATCGTGCAGGAGACGCTGCACTTGGGTGATGTAAGTCGAAAGTATCACTCAGCCCTCGCACAGTTACAGATCCCCGTAAGATCCCACGGCTTCAGAAGGGGAGGAGGAAGCCTCCTCCCCGTCATCCACACCAGCATTAACCAGGGGTGTTGGTTTACTGATCTTGACTCGCCCACGCTTCATGTCGGTGACATTGGCGGGTAAGGGCGGAATGTCCGTGAACGTCACTTTGTCTAAACGTGTCGTGGCTTCTTTCAAAGACACGGTGTTCAGCCACCCCAAACGCAACAAGCAACGAGTCTTGTCCTTGATGCCGATCTCGAAGATGTGCTGTGCCGCGACGAGCGGCACATCCGTAAAGCCACCATCCCGAAAGAGGTACTCAGTACCGTCAAAACCACCCACAATATCCTCGCCCGTGTTGTTCGTGACGCGGATATATTCAGACGTATCAAGCACCCCTTCGTTCATGGCTTAGGCTCCGTTAGGCAACGACTGAGACAAACTCGGAATTCGTTGAGTTGTTATTAATGACAATCAAATAATCTGACGGACCAAACGACGATCTGCCGAGGAGAACGTTTGGTTGCACATAACCGTTTTGATTTGGCGCTGTGGACAACGTATTCCCGGTAGTGCTGTCATTGATAACATTTGAGTTGTCAATGTTGTAGAAAACGCCGACGTTGCCGCTCCCGCCACCACCAGCGCTCGTAAGCGCAATCATGCAAGAACCTTGCGAGGCATTGAACGGCGTGTAAGTCGTTGACACCGAGTTGTAAACGTTGGGGGACGCCGTGGTGGTCAACGAAGCCGCAATGTAGTACGGGAAATAACACGGATAGACGTTCGTTGACGTACCCACCGTCGCCGCCGTCACCGTTGTGTAGATCACGATGTCGGTGTTGGCAAGGTTGGTAGTCGTACCGCCAACGGTGATGCTGTTGCTACCCGTGCCAAGTGCAACGATGCGGAACACGTTGTTAACGAGCGTTCCGGTTCCGGTCTGACCCGTGATTGTGCCTGCCAACTTCACGAACGCAACAGGCAACTCAGGCGAGGTCGGGCTGAACGAAAAACCGTGCGCCGCCGAGCAGGTGATCTTCGCAAGATTTGAACCAAGCGAGGTGAAGCCGCTAGACGCCGCGCAAACACGCGAAAGTGTCGAGATCGTGCCAAAGGTTTGGTAATCGTTAAGACTATAACCGCCAATTTTCATTAATGACATGGTTTGTTTCTCAGATAGCCGTGTAACCAATACCCGACACGCGCACGCACGAAATCCTTACGCAATGATTGAAACGTAACAAGTTTGGGTACCGGTTACCCCATTTACAGCGAGGTAATCGCCTGGGCCAAAATTGAATGTTCCACCAACGTAAGCGGCAGTTAGATAACCCAACTGACTAGGCGCAGTTCCCGGCGTATTACCCGTCGTGTTGTCCAACGGCACAAGCGTGTTGTCTACGTTTGCGAAAATCGAGACGTTGCTCCCCGGAGTTCCGGAATTTACTCCGTTTGTTCCGGTGATGAACGCGGTAGCCGTTCCCTGCGATGCATTGTACGGGGTGTAAGTCGTGGACACCGAGTTGTAGGAGTTGGGGGACGCCGTGGTGGTCAGCGATGCCGCAATAAAGTACGGGAAGTAGCACGCCTGCACCGTGGTTGACGTACCCACCGTCGCCGCCGTCACCGTTGTGTAGATCACGATGTCGGTGTTGGCAAGGTTTGTGGTCGTACCGCCAACGGTGATGCTGTTGCTGCCCGTGCCAAGTGCAACAACGCGGAACACGTTGTTTACAAGCGTTCCGGTTCCGGTCTGACCCGAAATCGTGCCGCCCAACTTCACAAAGGCGACCGGAAACTCAGGCGCGGTCGGCGTGAACGAAAAACCGTGCGCCGCCGAGCAAGTGATCTTCACAAGGTTTGAACCAAGCGAGGTGAAGCCGCTAGACGCCGCGCAAGCGCGCGCAATTGTCGTGATCGTTCCTTGGGTTTGGTAATTGTTGATACCATAACCGCCAATTTTCATTAATGACATGGTGTTTTCCTCAGATAGCCGTGTAACCGATACCCGACACACGCACGCACGACTTGGGCTTCGTCACCACCAGTTCGCAGAGCGTGAGAACCGCGCCGACATAGCCCAACTGGTAGTTGGACAAGAGCGATTCAAAGCCCGTGAACGCAAACGATGCCTGATCGTGGACGTACAGGTTGAGGTAATTTGTGTTGAGAATGTACAGCGTACCCTCTGGGCAGTACGGATCGCAGTACACCGGGACGCCCGCAACGTCAAGGGCGCGGAACGCCGAACGAGGACGATCACCGTCGCTGTCAAAACCGGTGCCCGGCTGAATCTGGTACGACTCAGCACCGATAAAGTCGTTGGCGAGGTTCAAGAACGTACCCAAGCCGCAAACCGCAAAGTTCGGCATTTCCGAACCGTACTTCTGCGCTGTGACGATGTACTGAAGCATTGCCTTACGAGTCAGACCCGCAGATGTGACAGGCGAAGCGGCGGCAATATACGTTCCCTTCCACCACGGCGAGGACACACGGTTGATGTTGCCGTAAGTTGCAAGGTTTGTGCCGTCGTCAACCGCACCAGGCAAACCGATGATCTGCAAGTTGTTGGTGTAGTTGTTGTAGAGCGAGTAAGCCAGCGCGTCCACCATGCTGTTTGTTGCGTCGTTCATACGCGCTTCGAGCAACGGGATGATCGCGTGATCCATCTGCAACGCGCCTTCCATTCCGAGGAACGGGATCGGCGTGATGATGGACTTTAGGTTGAACTCAGCCAAGAACGCACCCTGCTGGGTGGCTGGCTGGTTGAACGAACCCGAGTAGTCAGACCATTGGCTGTTGACAAACGGCTGACCTTGGACTGGCACGGATACCGACGAGACACCGCCCGAGGCAGTCTGCGAGTTTGCCAGCAAAGCCGCGATGACGGGGCTTGACTGGTAAATCTGCACGACCATCTTGGGGATGAACGCACGGCGTGTGACGTAAGTTAATTCATTGGCTATCGGACCCGATGCGGGGACGATACCTTGGCCGAATACTGGCATTTTTTCGTACTCCTAGTTTCAGTTCAGATTACGCTGCCAGCACACCCCGCGACAGCCAAGTTTTGTTACCTAGCCCCTGCCCGGTTCCGTCGCAATTCATTTAGCGCATCGAACGCTTCGTTGCGCGCCCACGAATTGCGGTTGGTATACAAATCCTTCACGTTGGGCATTTGCATCGGCGTGACGGCTTGCGGCGTTGCGGGCGCCAGCTCGCGTTCTTGGCGCAGAAACTTGACCGCAACGTCGTAATTACCAATCTTGTTGTCAACCATCGCCTTCTCGACCTCTTCGGGATCGAAGCCTTGGTCGCGAATCTTGGCGTGAGCCTCGGCGCGGCGCTGCGCCTTCAGGGAGTCGGATGCTTCTTCGTCGCGCTTTTTCAGCTCGGTGTTCAGGCGCTCAATCTCGGCCTGAAAGCGATCTTCTAGCACATCAGTATCAGGCACAGGCATCGACGGGTTTTTCTCGCGCGCCTTCTTACGGAGGTCGCGAGCCACATCTGGATTGTTCTGCACGAACTGATAGAGAGCATATGCCTTAGCCGCATCAGCCTCGTTCAAATCTTCCAAAGAAGCCATCTTACATCCCCTTATTAACGTCTACCGCGCCGCTTGCACTTCCAACGCGACAGAGCCTTGGCTTTGCGCGTCGGTCGGCCTTGCTTGTCCTTCAACGGTCCGCGCATCCCACTCATTCTGGCGCAGAACGAGCGCTTGCGCGGTCCGCCCCCCGGTTGAGGGCGCTTGATGTCATGTCCTTGCGCTCGCAGCGAACGGCGGCCCTTTTCATTCAGGCCACCGCGAGGGCTTTTGCCCTCCTTACGCTGCCAAGCTCCGGCCATGACGTTCCTCCAGATTATTAACCGTAACGACTCTTCTTGCGGTCGAACGGAACTTTAGTCTGGGTGTTCCCCGGCGTCTTGATCTGCATATCGTTGGACATGAAACCACGGCTGTTGCCGCTTGTCAGGCCACCGAACTGCATATAGCGCGGCGGGTTGCGGATCTTGTCGTTCGGGCTTGCGTTGTCCTGCGGGTTGCGGATGACGAGCGACGACGACGGATCAAATAAACGATCACCTGGCATGATGGCTGTTCCTTACATGGGAGTGGGCATAGGCGCGGAGCCTGCCGGTTGTGGCAGTCCCGCAGGTGGTTTGCCGGGGCCAGCAAGGCCCGTAATTGCTTGCTGAATCTCAGCGGGCATGAGTTCCTTGTCTTTGCTGGCCGTGTCGCCGAACGCTTTGGACAGCGCCGTGACGGCCTTCAGGATCGCGTCGCCCTGCTCGGTTCCCGGCGGGAACGTCTGCATCGTCATCGTGAGCTTCTTGAGCATCACTTGGATGTCAGCTCGAGCGCCTTGTTCGTTACCTTGCTTTGGTTGCGGCGTCGTCATTGGAGACGCCGACGGGCCAGCGGGCTTGGGGCCGCCGCCGCCTGCCAGTGCTTGGGCAATTTCAGGTGGTACGCTCATGGCCGCGTTTGTACACCCGTTGAAATTTCAAAGTCAACAAACACCACAAACAAAAAAGCCGGTGAGTGTTACCCCACCGGCCCGGATTAAGTCCTACGGTCATCGACCGGAGCACCGCTTGCGCAGGCTCGGGCCGGTAGGATTACTTCCGCTTGCCCTTACGACTACCCTTACGGCTACGACGTGCCATGGTGTTGTCTCCTATAGTTGCTTGCGTTGACCCCTTATGCCCAGAAACCATTTTAGCGCTTCATTTTGCGCTTATGCGAACGCTTGGTGCGCTTCATCATTTGGCTCCTTTCAGTTTGGTCACTTTACCACCCTGCATTGCAGCCATCTGCTGTGCTTGGGCTTGGGCCGCTTCACCAGGTTCAATCCTAGTCTTGAGGCGGCTCTTTAGCAACTCCTTCATCGGGATGTCTAGCAGATCGAGCAACGACTCGCGGTCGATCGCTTTTGCTTTGAATAGCTCGAACGCAAGAGCGCGTTGATCTTCTTGGAAAATCGGACTGTTGCTGTGAGCATCTACCTTCACGATGTATTCCTTCGTGAATTGCTCGGCAATAAATACCTGACCCTTGTCGTCGCGCAGCCGGTCGGAGTCGTATGCCTGCATGAGCTGCAAGTACAGCGTCGCGACCTTCTCGAGCTGGTCCTCGATGATGAGCGCGCGCTTTTTGGCGCGTGACGAACCGAGGCGCGCGAGGTTGGCCGCGTGGCCTTGCGAGCGAACGCCTGACTCGCCCTTGCCTTGGATGACGTTGGTGATGCCGGACATCTCCTCAAACATCGTGTCAATCTCGCGGATTTCGCGGAACAAATCGTCCGGTATGGTGGGCGAAACCGTTTCGAGTTTTGCACCAGGCATATCGCCGATGACAAGACCGGACGGGGAGTCCATCGTGTCTTGGATTTCCGCCACGTCGCCTTGGAAGCCTGAACCGAATTTTGGCGGCTTGGCCTGCAAGTTCATCATGTGGTTGACCTGCACGAACCGCTCGTTGCGCATTTTCTGGAGCGGGATCAGCTTCTCAACTTCGCTGTAGCCCCAGAAATAATCGTGCGCTGGATTTGGGCAAATCTGGATAATTGGCGACTCGTTCTTCAAGAACATCTTGCCGAGCGGACGATCAAAGATAATCGCGCCGGGATCGGCCATTGTGATGACCTGATAGTCGCCCTGCGCGTCGTCCCACACGTACAGCTCGTTCATTTGGACGAGCTTCTCAGCCACGCGCGGCTTGTACTTCTGCGGCGAATCGAGGTCAAAATTGACGTTGCCGATGACGTTCGGCATCGAGGCCGACGTGTCCAAGCGCGACAGAATCTGTTGCATCTCGGGCGCGGTGTCTTTCGGCTTTGGCGTAAGTGCCTTGAGAATAGCCTCGATGCGCGGATGCTCGATCTCCATCAGCTGCGTCCGCAACGACGATTCTGTGATCCAGTAGGTGTGGCAGAACGCTTCCTGCTTCCATAGGCCGCACACGTCCTCGCGCAGCACACCGATGTCGTGCGGCTCGACCACGTATGGCTCAATGCCGCCGTTGTGCGAGACACGCAGCTTGATGAACATACTGCCGTAAACAAACGACCACAACAGCGCCTGACCGAATACCAGGTCGGCGTTGGACAGGTGCCAGGTGTCGTTTAGCTTGCGCGACAGCGGCGGTGACTTTTCCTTTTCCATGTCCGACACGTTGGGCGGAATGTCAATCGAAAAGCGCGTCGTTTCCGACGAATACATCAAACCAGCAAGCTGGTCAATATGCGAATAAATCTTGTTGATGACCGACTGGCCGCTGTCTTGCGACGTGCCGAACAAGAAGAACGACCGCGCCGACATATACTCTTTGCGGCGATCGTTGCGCGTGTTAAAGCACTTTTCTTTGGTTTCAAAGTAAAACTCAAACCGTTTGTCGTCGTCTGTCGGGATTTTCATGTGCTGCTATCCTTCGGGTTGTATCGGCCCTCAAACTTTGGCTGTACAGGCGGGATATTCTGCTTTTGCAGCGCGTTTGTTGGCTGGAATTCGGACAAATTAACATTTTGGCCCCAGTACGCACCAAAGTCACCCGCCTTCTCGCCTTTGCGCAGGTTTTCCATCACGCTCTTGCCGTCGTGCTTGTCGATCTTGATGTTGGTTAGTTTGTACTGATCTGCTAAGTCTTGCGTCAACTTATCTTTGTTGGATGTGCGGACGCTGCGCGATGCCGGGGCTTGCCGGATTTCGCGCTTGACAATACGCGGGGTGCAGCCGTATGGGCAGGGCGGGATTTCGTCGCCGTTGACCATTTCTTCAAACTCGCCGTGTGCCGCGCACGAAAATTCTTTCAAAACGCCCATGTCATCTCCCAAATGGATTGAATAGTTTGGATCGGTCGGGTGCAGGCTCGACGGTAACGGACTTGATCTTCATTTTTAGCCCGCGTCGGCTTATTTCGATGGTGCCGCGATACCAGTTGGGGATTGGCAGCGGCACGGGATTCGGAACAAACACAATGTCAAACGACCGTGGGCGGTTTTTTTTGTCGCGCACAATGTTTGCAACGGTCATCTCGCCCGACAACACCTGTTTGAACTTTGCCGTCATGCGCATACGGACGCTAAAGCGCAGCCAGAGTTTACCCTTCTTGAACTGGGTTTTGAGCGTACCCCAGAAACTTTTGTCGATGTCCATTGCCTTCAGGACGCAGGACGGACAGCCAACAAACGGCGACTGTTCGTTCTGCGTGAGCCAGTCCCACACCATAATCATGTGCCGGTCGCACCACGTGGTGTCGGTGTCCTCGTCAACGCGACTATCGTTCGACACGGACGCCTCGCGCGACTCTCACGTTGCTGACAAGCGCGTCACGCTGTGACTGCAACACGCCAATATCCTTCAAATAACTGCGTACCAACGACGGGCCTGCGACCTCGA